GTCGAGGAGCGCAAGACGCGACGCGAGCGCCGGCAGGCGCGGCTGCAGGGCATCATCCAGCAGGGCAAGAAGAACGCCGAGGAGCTCGAAGCCGAGAAGAAGGCGAACGCGGAGCTGCGCGAGCGGCTCGCCCGGCTCGAAGGTGTCGTCGTCGCGAACCAGAATCGCCCGCCGCCTCCGCCCGCCGACGGCAAGGACGAGTTCGAGCGCGAGCTCGACGACATCTACCAGCAGCAGCAGAACGCCTACGCCGCGGCCCAGGCCGAGGTCAAGGCGGGCACGTTCGACGAGAAGCGACAGCGCTACTACGAGGGCATCGCGCGTGACATCGAGTCCCGCAAGACGGCCGTGCACACCCGCAAGGTGCTCGCGCAGACCGAGGGGCTGCGCCAGCAGAACCAGGCGCAGCAGGTCTGGGTGCAGAAGTACCCCGACGTCTACCGCAACCCGAACGCCTTCCAGTACGCGCAGGGCAAGGCGCAGCAGCGGCTCGCGCTCGGCGAGAACATCACCCCTGACGTCGTGGACGAGATCATGACGGAGACGATGACGACGTTCAAGCTCGGCAAGAAGCCCGCGCCGACGCAGAGCGACCGAGCGAAGCTCTCGGGCTTGCCCGCGAGCGGCTCGGGTGGCGGCGGCAGCTCGGGGCTCACCCTCACGCGCGAGATGCGACAGATGGCGCTCGCCGCCTACGACCACCTGCCGGAGGCGGAAGCGATCAAAGCGTGGACGAACAAGACGGGGAAGCGCCTGCGCGAGAAGAAGGTCGTATGAACACCATCACCGTCGGGACCTGCTCGATTTGTCATGGCCCGGTGATGGTGCCCCAGGTGTGGATGAGCATCCTCCCGCCGACTCCCACGTGCGGGAATTGCGGGGCTGTCGCCGCGACGCACGGCCCGATTATCCCCATGAGACCGCAGAGATACAGGACGACGACCGGTGCCAGCATCACGCTCGACGCGACGGAAGCAGATCCTGACACTTGACTGACATCCGGCCGTCTGCTTCCCTGTAGCGCGACATCGTAGCCCGGCGGCTCGTCCCCCACGACGCGCTCGTCTGAACCCAGTGGGTCAGGCGGAGCGCGTGAGTGGCTGAAGCGACGGAGCAGGTTCAGGGCAAGGGGCGTATGCGGCGGGAAGACCCGCCGGCGAGGCCCGTCGAGCAGGTGGCGAACCGCGGCTACCTCGACGGCGCCGACGGGACCAAGCACTACGTCTGGGTGAGCGAGGTCAACGACCCGACGCTCAACGTCGGCTCCTACCTCGCCCAGGGCTACAAGATCAGCCAGTTCGACCCGGACGAGGCGAAGCCGACCGTCGGCTACAACGAGTACAAGCAGGGGGACCCCATCAAAGCGATGGGGATGGTGTTGATGGAGATTCCCATCGAGCGCAAGCGCGCAATCGATGAGGAGGGCTGGAAGCGCGCCGACGCCATCCAGGAGACCATCCGCCAGCGCGACATCGACCCGCTCTCGCCCGCGGAGCAAGCGGGCTTCAAGGGCATCAAGAGCGTGCGGGCCGACAACGACGACCGCCGCAAGTGGCAGTTCTGACGAGGCACTGATGGCGAACACTCATCGATACGGCTTCCGGTTCCTGCGCAACCTCTGGGGCGGCGACACGCCGGAGCCAGAGACGGGGCCGCTCGCGAGCGGCTACCAGCCGAACACCGGCACGCCGAACACCAACGTGAACCTCAACATCGGCGACCCGGTGACGAAGCTCGAGAGCGGGGCGTTCCAGCTCGCCGCGCCGGGCTCGGGCGCCGCGACGACGACCGAGCGGGTCTACGGCATCGTGGCGGGCTTCCCGCGCGTGCTCATCAACGGCGCGGTACGGCCGAACGCCTACTACCCGGGCGGCACGGTCTACGGCACGGGCCTTGCCCCGTACAACCTGCAGACGCTCGTGAAGGTCATCCCCGTGCTCGGGCGCGAGTGGGAGATCGACACCTCCGCTGCCGGCGGCTCCTCGCTCGACAGCTACGAAGAGTGGCAGGCCGCGGTCGGGGCGGTCGCTGTCTTCAAGTACACGCCCATCAACACCACGACCGTCAACCCGAAGGCGAACCCGCTGCTCGACGAGACGACCATCACGGATGCGGACGCTTCGACCTTGCAGCTACGCATCATGGGCATCGGTCGCATCGATGACCTGCAGGACTTCAGCCTCGCCAACGTGAGCCTTCGGGTCGTGTTCAACACCACGCAGGAGTCGCCGATCTACACCGCCGGCGGCTTCGATGGCTCGTGATCGGGTCGCACAGGAGCTCTGAGTCATGAGTGAGATTTTCACCAGCACCGCCGCCCTCGCGCTCAAGGACACGCTCGAGGACATCGACACCGACGAGCACGGGTCGGAGGGCAGCAAGGCTGTCTTCAGCAAGTGGATGACCGTCAAGAACATGACGGACAACTACATCGAATACTACGAGATCGCGGGCTCGGGCCTCGCGGGCGAGAAGCCCGAGGGCGAGAGCATTCCGGTCGGCACCATTGTCGAGGGTCCCCTCACTCGCTTCAACGCTCGCACCTACGGTCAGCGCATGATCGTGAGCGAGGAGGCGATGGAGGACATGAAGTACGACAAGGTCATCCAGGCGGCGAAGCGCAACAACCGCTCGCTCTGGAAGCTCGTCGACTTCGACGCGACCCTCATCCTGGTCCGGGCCACGAATACGAGCTACGTCGGCGGCGACGGCCTCCCGCTCGCGAGCACGGCGCACGTGCTGCCGGGCGGCGGCACTTACTCGAACATGCTCGCGACCGCCATGTCGCCGAGCAAGGCGGCGCTCGTCATCGCCAACGCGCAGCTCATGCAGCAGGTCGGCCACGACGGGCTCATCGACGGCGTCGAGGCGAAGAAGGCCGTCTTCCCGGTGCAGCAGTGGGGTGTGTGGCGCGAGCTGCTCGGCAGCTCCTACGACCCGACGCCGGGCGCGTTCAACGCGATCAACGTGGTCAATCGCGACATGAACATCACGCCGGTTCCGGTGAAATACTGGAACACGACGACCACCAACTGGGGCCTCATCACCGATGCCGAGCTCGGCATCATGTGGTTCTGGCGGCGCAAGCCCAAGAGCAACACCTGGGTGACCGAGGACAAGACGATGATGAACTACGCGGTGACCGCGCGCTGGAGCCGCGGCTGGGTCAACCCCCGCGCGTTCTTCTTCTCGAACGCCTGACAGAGGGAAGCCATGGCCAAGAACTGCGCACCAGGGACCAAGAAGGGCAAGGGCTCGAAGCCCATGCCCAAGCCGAAGGACGGTAAGAAATGAGCCTCTTCGCAAACGCCTACGGCAACTTCCTCTCGACGGCGTTGCCCTTCTACCAGTCGATGCCGGGGCTCATCACGCCCTACGGCACGCTGCTCAAGCCGGGCGGGCGCATCGCCGCCTACGTCCGGAGCACGGGCGCGCAGGACGGCGAGGACCACTTCGCATCGAGCGGGCTGCTCGTGAGCACGCTCCAGGCCGGGCTCGCTCGCTGCCGCTCGGGGCAGAACGATATCGTCTACGTGCTGCCGGGCCACGCCGAGAGCATCACGGCCGCGGACGCGATGACGAACCTGGTCGCCGGCACGCAGATCATCGGCGTCGGCCGACCCGGGGCCTCGAACAACCCCACCTTCACCTGGGACACCTCGACCTCGGCGACGTTCCTGCTCGACGTGGCGAACGTGACCCTGATGGGGTTGAATCTCGTGATGGGCGGCGCCGACAACGTGACGGCCCCGATCACCATCACCGGCGCCGGGTGCACGGTGGCCGCATGCGACATCAACATGGGCACGAGTTCGACCCTGGAGTGCGCAAAGGCCCTCATCGTCAGCACGGGGGCCAACAACACGCTCATCGCTGGCAACAGGTTCTATAACTCCGGTGGCGCCGTCTGCACCGCGGCGATCGACATCGCGGCCGCCGTCTCTCGCACCGTCATCGCCCACAACGACTTCGACATCGAAGCGTCGGGCGCGACGGACGGCGCCATCCTCATCAGCGCGGTCGCGTCCACGCAGAGCCGCATCACGCGCAACATCATCCGCAACCGGCGCGCCTCGGCGGCGGTCTGCATCCGCATCGTCGATGCTGCGAGCGACGGCATCATCAGCGAAAACATGCTCTGCACGAACGCGGACATCACGGTCGTCGGCGGCACGATCAGCGCGTCGGCGTCGAGCAGCCACTTGTGGCGGGCGCTGCAGAACTATGGTCACGACGAGAACGTCGGGACCGCGCTCGTGGGCGGCATCGGGACCGGAACGATCGAGTGATGGAGGCTGATGAGGAGCGTTCCGCGGAATATCGATCGCAAAGGCGAGCACCTCTCTCGGTGCGACACCTGCGGGGTCGTGTATCTGCGGAG